ACACTAGCAATTATCTGATGTTTTTTCTTATCTGTCAACATAGCTTATCTGTTTTTAATACGGTCAATTAAGAATTTCTTGTAAGCGACAGCCTTTTCAAGTATGTTGTTAATAACATCCTCGGTATTTGACTGTAGTGTTACAGGAATCAGAGCCATTTTAGCTTTGCCATCCATCCTTGGATCGTAAGAGATAAACATCCCCTCTTTATTATTAGTGATAAGCATATTCATCTGCAACTGCCACCAGTAATTCTTATGAGCCTTTAACAGTTCAGCCTCATTCTCGATAAGGAGATTCTCAACGTGGTTCTCAGCGTTGTATGGGCATTTAACCTCAATAACTCCATACGTTGAGCATAAGCCATCGGGTGAGCCTCCTGCATGGTCTCCGTAAGCGATGAATCCAACCGACTCCACAGTAGACTCGACAAGTGATGAGTATAGTGATATGGCTTCTGCCTCATGATCAATACCCCAAGTTGTAGCTGCCGTCTCTGTAGTGTGTTCTATTCCTGTCAATTCCTCTGCGACCTTGGATTTGATGTAGGATTTTGTGGTTTCTGATAACTCGCCCCGTTCCCTAGCGTCTTTTGATTGAGGCTGGGTCATTAGCTTGTATATCTCGCTCGATGTGAATTTACCGAGTCTGGCATTGAACCAAGCTCTAGACCGCTGATCAGCGGCCTGTGCTTGTTCCTTTAATATCTCGTTCAATAGGTTATTCATTGTCTCCTCCTTTTTTATTTTTAGCTCTCGCCTTTTCAATTATTTCTTTCTTTTGTTCTGGGTCAATCATCACCGAGTCATCGGATAGTGCGGCCTCAAGTTCAACAACATTGGTTGTCTTGTCAAGGAGCCTCTCTATTTGATCATCGCTCATCTTAACGTACTCGACTGTCTTGTATTCTTCGTTGTCGATATTGATTGCATGGTTAACCTTTTCTATTGAGTCAATTGCGAATGAGGATTTTGGAATAGACTTCCATCCTCTCTTTACAACGGTCTTACGAGCCATCTCCGCATAGTCAGTAGACCAGGGTCCGAAACCTTTTTTACCTGTCTCTGAACGCATCATGATGGCATCAATCTGTGGCTTCCACATTACCTCGAACAATCTCTCCCCATTGTGTAGTGTGAAGATTGCGTACACGGCTCTGATGTCTGACACCTCGAAGGTTTCTCCCATCGGTACATGGTGAATGCTTTGAGCCGTTCCTTGTACAAGGTCAAAAATATCTCCCTTGTAAACAACTCCAGAAGATATCGACTTGATAATTCCAGAGTCAGCTATCAACTTAACCATGCCTTGATAAGATGGCATTAGCTTCGCCTGTCCTCTGAATGGAACCAAGTAAGCTAAGTTCATTACAGGGTTTAGAGAGAGCTTTGTCAATGCACAGTTGTACACCGCCATCGCTATACTCTGTGGCTCAGAGTTAGCTAAAACAGAATTGTTGTTAGCGGCTTGAACGGCAAAGGACATTTCACGCATCAGCGTCTCCTCTCCTCCCATTAGTTTTATCATCTCTTCTCTCCGAGGTTCGATGAAAGGCATTACTGCCTGTTTTGTTATATTACTCATGTGTATAGAATTTACTTATTTGTGTTTGTCTGAATGACCACGCTAAATTACAAAATATTTTTTAAAAACAAATTATTTTTTGAATAAAAGTTTCTAACAATTCAATGTGTGGTTCGTGTTCGATTTTTATCTCTCGTCCATCCTCGCTGAATATTTCTTTTAACAGCTTTCTACGATCATCTACGTCCATCTTATGGAACGCAAGGTCGAAGGACAGGTAAGCCTTTTTATCATGTTTCAGCCCAGTCTTTGTTCGTATGGCATTTACCCTTTTATGAAGGGCGTCCAAGTACATGAACTTCTCTGCTCTCGTTTTGTAAGTCTTAGCTCTACGAGAAGATTTTCCCATTGTTCCTTTCATCTGTTCTTTCAATAGCTTTTTTTATGTTTGCCCATTCCTCAATGTCCGAGGATGTGAACTTTGGCTTGCCGTAAAACAGGGACAGCATTCTACCCCTGTCTTCTTTACTAAGATTCGGTCTGAAGACACTCAGCACCTTCTTCGGCACAATGTCTCTCTCGGCAAAGTAGAGAGTCCAGTTAGCCCTTATTCTGTGAATTGATTTCATCTCTTACTCTTTCTACTTTTGAACGTATTACATCAACCTCATCACAGTATTCCAATATTCCTTCAATAAGAGCCATAACTTTTTCTGGATTTTTTAATGGTCTCTTGCGTACAACAAGGTCGTTCATATACCTTGACGGAAGGTTTTTTTTAGACGTGATGTAAGATATGTTTAATACGTCTATATTCTCCCTACAGGAAGAAATAAGGTAGTCTAAAATGTGTTTAGGTATATTCATAGCAACTTTCTTATTTGGTTAATTTCGCCCCTCGACTTGCACTTCTTTTACTATCACCTGCGGAAGCAGGTGATCCACATCTGATCCATGCAAGTGCCGTTTGTACTGCTATACCCAGATTCAATATGAAATAAATGTTGATGTACATCGGTTTGTTTTTCTTGGTTGTAAATATCTTTTCCATGTGTGTGTGTGTTTGAATTAGTAATTTAAGAAATAACTATTTCGTTATGCAAATATAAAGTAAAAAAAAAGGGAATAAGCATACAGCCTATCCCCTTCCCTTTTAACCACGAACTAATAGCTTAAATTCTTCTCCATGTATCTAATCTCCGATGCATCGAAATCGTTCCAATCGTAGCCACCCGAATCAGATTCCATGTCATCAGTGTATGTAGCCACCATGAGTTCTATTTCTTCGGTGTCTACGCTTATAACTCCATCCAAGAAAACCTTGATGAATTTATTACCTGCGTCAACCTCTGCTATCTGAGAGAATGACATCATTCTGCCGTACGGCTTAACATCCAATACAACTTGGTCTGTTATGTCTTTTATAAAGTGTTTCATAATTCGCCCTCCAGTCTTTTGATTTCTTTTTCTAAGGTCTCAATTTGGCTTCTTTTCATCTTTGCCCATTCCACTCTCTTTTGATTTAACGTTTCATCAATGGTCTCTAGCCAAGACGAATAACTTCTCGTGACCTCCATGGTTAATTCGTCAAGGTACTTCTCCACATCCTCATTAAACGGCATAGATACACATACACCGCTGACATTCGATATGGTCACCTTGAACTCATGTAACAGGTCAAAGTCATTGCCGAGGGTAAAGGTCACGGATGAGTAACCCAGTTTGCTGTCTCCAATGTAAACAGCGATTCCTTTAACGTACTTGACGTACTCACCATACACTGAAAATTCAGATGCAAGGTCTCTGCACTTAACCGCAAGTGCAATTAGTTTTTCGATTTTTGTTTTCATTTTTTATGGTATTAAAAGTTAAAGATTCGTTTAAAAAAACCTGCGAGGCTGATTGCAATTATAATTGACAAGCCCAAAAGATTTAGCCAATAGATGTGTAGCAATACACCTGTATACACAAGTAGTATTGGAACAAAGGCCAAGCTAAAATATACTACTTCTTTTTTCATATAATTTCTACTTGATGTTTGTTTACTGAGAATGTGGTAGCAACTCCGTTGACATCGGCTGTAACTTCCTTGAGATACATTTCGGGGTTCGCACGAGTCCCTACATTTTCTGATTGGTATGAGATAACGTCATACACCTGTCCGTTGATTTTTACTTTCATGGCATTATTTTTTTAAAGTTTTCTTGGTCTTCTTTCCACTCCTCGAAAGACTTTACGAGGTCTGCTAAAGAACGCTTGTGGTCGTAGTGTTTCCTGTAAATTAGCTTTCGGTTGTGGTATACCTCAAAGGTTACACCGCTCCCAAACACATCATTTAAAAACAACGCTGTCTCATTCATGGTCTATGGATGTTAGGGTTAATTCAATTCGATAGTCACATCCTCTCCCTCCACCTTCGTAGGTGATAAGGTTCTTGTGATAGCTGACGGATACATCATAGTCCAATTCATCCGCCAGTTCAAAGAATCTGGACAAAGCCTTCTGACGTGATTGGAATACATAGTCGCAAGAGCCTCCGATGTGCTGTTGCATTGGGCGTTTTTCAATTGTGATGTTCATGGTGTTTAGTTTTAGTGGTTAAATGTTTCGTTAGCTAACTCGGTCACCTCTCCCTCAGAAGAAATAAACCCTGCATCTATCATGGCTGATGCTACACGCCAATAATGTCCCTGTAGACTCCAAGCCATCTTGGTCTTGATAAGGTCTGCAAAAAAGTTGATTGTCTCGGCATCGCTTAAGTCTCCCGACTCATAGGCGATAAGTTTGTCTATGTTCATGTTAAATAATTTGGGTTAAAAGTTTAGTTGGCATTTCGGTTACAGATTCATCCATGTACTCATCAATAAATTCCTCCCCTCCAAAGGAGGTGAT